ACCGTAGAAAGATCTGGCGACCTTCTCCTTAGGGAGTTGGTCTCAAACTATTTCTTTCTAGGCTCAGGGTTGGAATTTCCAATCCGAGCCTATGGTCCTGCCGACGAAACATCAGTATCTGATGGGACGTCAGTTGCTGCCTCATCTTCCAAACTTGGGAAGATGGGTTCCAGCCTAACCTTGTCGACTCGATTTCCTTCGAAATCCAGACGCAAGTTCAGGTCGGGCAGCATCCGCGATACTTTCTCAATGAGAGGTACCGCAGCAGAGGCCATAGTATTTCTAGTACGGGACTGAGCCAATAGCAATGCTATTGAGGCCGCTTGACTTCTAATAGAAGTCGGGCCCGACGACAAGTTTGTCGGCGCTAAGTCAGCAACAGCCTCAAAGAGGTTGTAAAACCGTACTGGTAAAACTTCAACCGGGTTTTTATTAAAAACCAGGTTAAGTTCATGAGAGGAAAGATCGATATCATTGATATCGAACTCTGGATCGGCATCTAGGACTTTCCAAAGATGCCAGTAGCGGTTCCGCCAAGACACTGTCTTGTAGGATTCCCGCCTCTTTCCTCGTAAAGCGTCCAGGAAAACAAAGCATCGAGATAATTGCTCGACAGCTCTGTCCACTGAGTAATACCCAGCGGCCTGTGCGCGTCGAAGAACCAGTCTTACTGGTAATTCGTCTGATAAGTTCAGCTCATCACGCAAGTCTGAGATACTTTTGTATTTCATTTTCAGAAGAATGTCTTCTGTTGCGTCATAGTCTGACTTAATGCCTCTAGCCGAATTTGCAGTGCAAAGACGTTTAAAGGCTCTAACGACCGTGTCTGAAGGGGTAACATTGTTACCATCCAATCGGGAAGCTAATAGCTTCACGTAGGCACGAGTCGGTTTAGGACAATGCAAGACAATGTCTTGAAGGCGTTCATTTTTGAACTTTAGTCCTAATCCACCAAACTCCGGAGGCAGTTTCAATTGAAACCAAAGGGATCGGTCTTTACCGATCGGCTTCGGGAGATAGGGGTACATTCTTTGGGAAAACCTGGCTAAGACCATGTCACACCAGGCATCCGCAAAGAAATCAGGGTTCAACCATTCTAAACTCCTGGAAAGAGACCGAGCTTTGCCAATGGCAATGTTCCGGTCATCTTCCACATCCATCGATTTCGATAGAGGGGATAGAAGGCGAACCTTAATGGAGTCAACCCAAACTGACTTTTCATAAAAGTCAGACGAATCATTGATTTGTTTTGGGGTGACCGATAAGTCACGGTCTCGTAACATGAGAATTTTCTCACAGAACTTGACTGCGACATTCGAGAAGCCGTGCTTCGGGAGCGAAATTTTCGATCCAAAAGCATGATGGTTGCTCGTGATTAACTCTAGGTATTGGACAGGACCATATGCAATATGGTCATCTCCGCCAACGGCGAAGGCCCTCCACTTAGAAGTTACAGGTCCACGGTACGTATCAGTCGTGAGATACTCACCCCGACGCATTTCGTCGGTGATCCGTTTACCGTGGGCACTAAAACCGAGTTGGTTACGATATTCCTTAAAATCAGCATAGCTGATGAAATGGAAATCGTCCACCCCGATTTCTCGAACCTTAATGGAAATGACTCTGCAATTTGCAAAGCCACTAAACCCCTCAAAGAGGTGGTACCATTCGGCCCGAGATCTCGCATGTATCATCTCCGTACTATTAGTACGGGGGTCCTTATAAAGGACAACAGCTTCGATTGGAGGCTGTTTGAGAATGCGGAAAGAGCGAGCATAGAGATAATCTCTCATTGCCATCTCTTCACAAACCAGAGAGTAAAGAGTCAAGACCGATTTGGTCACTGGCTCCCCCATAAGGACCCCACGCCTTTTAATAAAAGACACGGGTTTTCTCCCTGAAGAACGAGGATATTGAATTTCAATATCCCGAGTTGACCGTAATCCTAATTGGATACCAATCTCAATGAGTTTGGGGATCTTGGCATAGCCAATTCCACGGTAAAATCCTCTGATCATGATTTCAGCGATTTCCGGTGCAATTGCATCAGTCGCTTCTTCAAGGTCAGATGAAAGGACATAACCATTGGCCAAGGGCTTCACATTGTGAAGTAGGTCAAGGTATAACCATGCCTGGTCGGCCCGCTTGAGGCCGGCTTCGGCAGAGATATGTCCTGACAACAGACTCTTGGTCAAAT